CGACCTGTCCAGTGCCGACCTGTCCGGTGCCAACCTGTCCGGTGCCGCCCTGTACGGTGCCGACCTGTCCGGTGCCGCCCTGTACGGTGCCAACCTGAAAGAAATAAAGAATGGAACATTGGTTTTAGCCAGAACTCAGATCACCCCACAGGAAGGCGCATTCATTGGCTGGAAAAAGCTCCAAGGAAATGTCATTGCGCGCCTTGTTATTCCTCATGACGCCCATCGTTTCAATTCTTACGGCTCCCGGAAATGCCGAGCCTCTAAAGTAATCGTGCATGAACTATTCTTGAATGGTGAGACTTACACCGGGATGGCCTTAGACAAACATACTGGCAAAACGGTGTACGCTACCGGCTGTGAGGTATTGCCCGACAAGTTTGACGAAGATAAACAGGTTGAATGCTCTCATGGCATTCACTTCTTTATGACCCGAGAAGAAGCAGAGGACTATTGATGAATACCAAAATCCCTACCACTCGCCCACGTTTCAACGTGCCGGTCTGTCTGCTGATTCTGATCTTGTCAGCCAGCACAGTAGGCTATGTAATCGCGAGCTGGTAATGCCGCGCTATCACTTTTTAGACGGCAGCTCTAAGATGGTCAGCATCGAGGAATATCGCCGCCTGCAGGAAGAGGCTGATGTTGCTTACCACGAAGCCTATGCACTGGCCCAATGGTTTGCACAGAAGGAATGGGAAGACGAATTCGGAGTTGATAACGAGCGCTTCCCGTTCAAGAAAACGATGAGTATTTACACTGAAGCTGAAAGGCTTCTACAACACTAGGAGAATGATCATGACGCTGCAAGAGTTAGAGCAAGTAAAGAAAGACCTGGCTGACGGGGTGATCGTTAGCCGGGGAACGTAGGAAAGAGTTATAAGGCACGCTATGCTTTTAGAAAAGGCAGAGTGCGTAAGAGTGGCAAATGATGCAATGGATAAGCTTAGTACTCGCTACGGTACTCTTACTATTTCTCGATCAAACGCGAGTAATTTGTGATGCAGATCATGACAATCGATGAAGCCAAGAAGCGCCAGCAACATGACGCTTACCTTGCTAAGCTCTACCCAATGGGAGAGTATGTCTGGCGACCAACAATGACTGAAGAACAGGAGGAGCAGCAGAATATTGAAGTTTCTACGAAGTAGCAGTAACATACTAATCCCACCTAGCTAACGCTGCCATAGTCGCAGCAGAAAGGCATCAAATGAGCAACGCTCTCGTAGTTAAGCAAATCTCCCAATTGGCCGAAACTCTCAACATTCCTGAGTCTGAAGACCTCACTGCAGTTCTGAAGGCAACAGCCTTCAAGGGTCAGGTCAATGATGCGCAAATGTCGGCACTTCTGATCGTAGCTCGACAATACTCATTAAATCCATGGACAAAGGAAATTTACGCTTTCCCAGACAAAAACAACGGGATTGTTCCAGTGGTTGGCGTCGATGGGTGGTCCCGAATCATTAACAGTCATCCACAATTTGACGGTATGGACTTCCAGCAGGATGACGAATCTTGCACCTGCATCATCTATCGTAAAGATCGTGCTCACCCGGTAAAGACAACCGAATACATGAGCGAATGTAAGCGCCCTGCTGGCCCATGGCAGTCTCATCCAAAGCGAATGCTACGGCACAAAGCACTGATTCAATGCGCACGCTTGGCATTCGGCTATGTTGGCATCTATGACCTTGACGAAGCTGAACGCATTGCCGAGGTTGAACTTAATCCTCGTCCTACACAACGTAAAAATCCCGCAGCTCTCGCAGAGCAAGAGCATGCAGACCGCCTGACGCCAGAAGATTTGCCATTGCTGACTGCTCTTGAAAATGTGGCCGACCAAGGTATGGCAGCTCTGGAAGAGGCATGGGGAAATCTGTCCAAGGAACAGCGAAAACTTTTTGCTAACAAGCTGCAAGACCTGAAAAAGCGCGCTGAAAACGTAATCGTTCAAGAACAGGGAGAAGCCAATGCTGGAACGACTGAGTAACCAGGGTGGTATTGATTGGCTAAGAGAGCGTGCCGGTCATGCTACAGCATCCAGATTCTGTGACATTTTGGCAGTCAAGCGTGATGGTAGTCCTACCAAAGCTCGTGATGATTATTTGATGGAGCTTGTAGTTGAACGAATTACTGGCGAACCAATTGAGACTGCGGCTAGTTTCGCCATGAAATGGGGAACTGATGCTGAACCATATGCAAGGGCGCAATACGAGGCTGATACTGGCTCCATGGTGCGTGAAGTTGGGTTCTGTCGCCATCCATCCATTAAATGGATTGGCGCATCATCTGATGGCCTTGTTGGTGATTCTGGAGGCATTGAAATAAAGTCTCCATTCAATAGTGCAATCCATTTACAGACATGGGTCGATGGTATGCCAGAACATCATAAGCCCCAAGTATTCGGGCAAATGTGGGTTCTTGATCTGGAATGGATTGATTTCTGCTCCTACGATCCGCGCATGCAGAACGGAGGGTCTCACTTAAAGCTTTATTGCCAACGTATCATGCGTGATGAGGAATACATTGCAGATTTGGAAAAGCAGATTTGTACTTTCTTGGATGAAGTTGAGGCAAAAGTACGACTGTTTATTAATATGGGGGAATGATGGCATCCGTAAACCGCGTGATTATCGTTGGAAATTTGGGCCGCGATCCAGAAGTGCGTTATACGGCAAGCGGCGATGCTGTTGCGAATATAGCAGTAGCAACATCTTATAAGCCTAAAGACAAAGATCCTGTCACAGAATGGCATCGAATTTCCTTCTTCGGCCGTTTGGCTGAGATCGTTGGGCAGTACCTAAAAAAAGGTTCCGCTGTATACATTGAAGGACGTCTTCAGACCCGCAAGTACACCGATAAAGACGGCGTAGAGAAATACGCAACCGACATCATCGGAGAAGAAATGCAAATGCTTGGAAGCCGTTCAGAGTAAGCAACAAGCCATCCCAGTGGCGGCTTTTTTATTTCCGCTTTGTTGTATATTTTGTGTTGCGTTCCTGTCGCAAGTGTGTATACTGCGATTATTCAACAGGAGGAAGTAATGACGACAAAGCCAACAGAAAAAGTGCGCCAGGCATTCAAGCTGCTGCGCAAGTATCCAGATACGATGACAATTACCGATGCGGCGAATAAGGCAGGCTGTACCCGCTCTGCAATCTATCGTTCTTCTCTATTCCCGGCGTATCAGAAGTTTTTGAGCGAGCGTAAAGAGGTGCATCGATGACCTTCGATATCTACGGTGATCGTGCAGTTGAAGCTATGGCGCTGATTCGTGAGTTTGCTCGCGTTGAATACTGGGACTACTTCAAAGGCGATCCTGAGCGCGCTTTGGAGGCATTCTGTGTCATGCAAGATGCTGCAGGAGCTAAGAGCGCTGCCCGCATTGCCGACCTTAAAGCGCAAGTCTCCGCACTCAAAGCAGCAGGGGGAGTGCCGCAGACTAACCCGCATTACGCGACGTTCCCGAAAGAGATCTGGCTTCAGGTGGGCGATTGCGATGCGTCGGAGTGCGCGCCGTTCTCCGAGTTGTCGGAGATCACGTGGTGCCAAGACTGCATCGACAACATGGACGTTCGCTATGTCCGCGCTGATCTCGCTGCTACCAACGTCTGGAAAAGCGTCACAAATGGGAATCCGCCAGAGCGTGGCCGCTATCTCGTATACCAGGAATCGTTCCCCGAGCCAGTGCGGATCGCCAACTATGGCACCTCGCAGAAATGGGAAAACGGGCGTGAGAAGGGCTTACCTGCGGACCGCCGCATAAGTCACTGGATGCCTCTCCCCGCCGCCCCTCAAGTAGCAGAACAGACCAAGCAACAGGAGCCGAAATGAATCCAAAGCTCGAAAAATATATCGCTACCCGCGACAAGCGCATGAAGAACCCAGTATCAAGTACGCCATTGCGCGAACAGTTCGAAGAGCTGGTAAAGCGCGGTCAAGTCGAAGTTGGTGGTCGTGCCTCTTGCGGTGGCGCTGTAGATCCTACGTGGGCATTCTTCACGGCGTGGAATGAGATTGTGCGCAAGGGCCTTTCTCTAGGCTACGAAATCGAAATTTCTCCGGTCAAGCACGCGAATAAGTCGCCAACGATGGCTGGAGGGTTTTGGAATTCCAACATCTACAAACTGAATTCCGCGCCCGCTATGGCCGCCACCCAACCATCTAAGAAGGAAGAATAATGGCTGACTACCTGAAAATCCCGACAAGCCCAGAAGTATGGGCCGTGATCCGTTCCCGGCACGGCAAGGAAATGGGCGTCTATTCCAGCTTCAGCGATCCGGACGGCACTTTCAACGGCGGCCCAGGCGAGCGCGGCGAGATGCAGACCGCGTGGGCGCTTCCCGGCGCTGACTTCCCCATCATCGAGGCCCGGACAACTTGGGACATCGACCCCGAGCAGCCGCACAAGCGCATCAACGAGCGCAGCGAATACTGGATCATCGCCGCCAAAGAAAGCCGCGACTAAACAACCATCTAAGGAATGACATGGACAACAAAGAACAATGCCGCGCTGAGTTTGAAGCATGGTTCAGCGACCAGAAAGAAAACCCAATGGCCGTCGAAAAGGCTATTAATGGCGGATATCGACTGGCAGCGACTTCTTTCGCGTGGAATGTATGGCAAGCAGCCTGGAACCGCCGCGCACCAGCACTACAAGCAGCGCAGCCGCGCCAAAGCTTGCTGCATGCCGCTATCGACTGCGCGCACAGCATCGACGCGAACACCATCAAGCTGCACCGCGATCCGAAGCTTGAAGGCAACGCACTTTCGCAGTTGGTCGACCGCTTGGAAGCTGCCACCTCTCCCGCTCCGGCAGTAGTGCAGATGACCGATGAGCAGATTGATGCTGTGATGGCTACGTGCATGCCGGGAACTCGCCCGAGCAAATGCTTCCGCGATTTTGCACGCGCTATTCTTGCTACCGGCGAGGTGACAAATGGATAAGCTCGAAGAAGAATTCCGCTACGCCCATGGAATGGGATGCGACGACCCTCTCTGTTATGACAGCGATCTTTTTATGGCTTTCAAAAAAGGCTGGGAAGCCAGTATCGCTGCTTTAGCATCTAGCGCCACTCCCCAGGGCAATTGGCCAACGGACTTTCAGCAGATCGTCAAGAACGCTGAGGACGCTGCTTATCGGCTGGGCCATGCTGCCGCTCTTGCTAAACAGGTTCCAGCGCAAGAGCAGGCTAACTCGCCTGACGAAATCCTAGGGCGGCTCATTGCCTATGTCGGTGACAACTGGCCCATGAAGAAGCACACATTGGAAGAAATAGAACTCGGGCTTGAGGCCTACCGCGCAAATCTATTGAAGCGGGATGTGAAAAATGGCTGATCTGACCAAACTGCACAAGAACGCGCTTTCAGCAGCGGCTCGCGGCGGCACCGAAGGCTGGGGTGAGATTGGATCGTCGCAGCGTCATATCCGCTATAGCCAGCCGTTGCCGAAGAAGCCGGGGCGACAAAGGAAGTGCTGGTGCGGCTGCGGCGGGCCTCGCACTCACGTTGGCATGGCGAACGGATGCGCGCTTACTAGCGCCTGCGAATTGGGTATCGCTCGCTGGGTCAAGACCGGTGACGTAAAGCCACGCGCCGCTCAACTCGCGCAAAGCGCTGATACAGCGGACGTCTAACCACCCATTCATTCCTCTAAGGGAGAACACACAAATGAAACTGCCTGAAAATACCCCAATGCTGTCGCTGGATTCCCCGACCTTTGCCGAGGATCTGGCGAATGCTTTGGGCATCCAACCCGGCGAAACCATCCAGATCGTGACGCCGCAATTTGAGCGCACGGACGGCCTGCAAGTACCTATTCCGATGTTTTCGCCGCAGCAGTGGGCGAACCTCCCGCGCATGGAAGATGAAACCCTGAAGCAGCTGGGGCTCGGCATCTGGGACAAAGACAATAACGGCACGCACTGGCTGTTCCCGAAAGAATGGTACAGCATTATTCCGAATGGGCTGATGGTGACTGTCATCGACGGGAAGGAAGAACCGTTTGTACGCGGTAAAACCGACGACGATTGCCGCTTTGGCATGTTGGCTTACGGCTTCATCAAACGCGCCGCTTAAGGGCTATCTATGACGACCACCACCGAAAGCCAGATCACCTCTGGCAAAGCAGAGAGCACGATTGATACGCCGGAGTTTCGCGACCTCCTGCTTGACTATAAACGAACAATTGCGCTTGGCGTCACCAACACATCTATTGCCGCAATCATCACCCACATCAAAGCCGTGCGCGAAAAGGATAGGGAAGCGGAGCGCGAGAAGCTGAAAGCGCAGATCACGCACATGACGCATCGCATGAATACTGCGCTGGCAGCTAATCGACAGCTCGCCGCCCGGCAAGCGCCTGATATGTCGAAGCTGACCGCTTGGTTAGCCCGTGAAATGCCTGCAGGGACGGTAATTGGTGATCCTGCTTGGTGGGCACCACGTATCCTGCAAGCCATTCTCTCGCCCGCACAGCAAGAGCCAAGGAGCAAAGAATGAGGCGGCATTCTTATCCACCAAGATGCGGCATAGGCATTATGGAGATAGGCGAGTTCATGGCTCATAACAAAAATCCTCTCTATGTCCGATGGAGTTCGATGCTTCGCCGTGTTACGCAACCTAGCGGTCAATACATATCCTATGCTAAAACGAAAATTGATCCTAGATTCGTTGCATTCCAAGAATTTTGCGCATGGGCCGTGAATCAGATAGGGTTTGATAAGGCCGGATGGCAGATGGATAAGGATTTGTTGAGTTCAGGGGATCATATCTACGGTCCAGATAACTGCGTCTTCATACCATCTGAACTGAATCAACTGCTTGCATTTGCTAAGAAGGAACCAAAAGTCTACATTTCGTCCTATGGAGAATATTCGGTTTTAATCAACAGCAAGCATTACGAGAAGGGTTATAAGAGATTGGGGCCATTCAAGTCAAAAGATTCGGTGATTGATGCCCACCGGAGAGAGAAGCAGAGATTGATAACTTTGGTTGCTAATAAATATCGCGAAGAACTGGACCCACGCGCCTACAACGCATTACTGACTTTCTATGGAGTTGAACATGACTGATAAAGATCAAGCCACGCCAGAGGGCGGCCGTGATGAGCGCGCAGCGTTTGAGCAGTCTGAACTAGGAAAGCGAAGCAATCTGGAATGGGATTCACACGCAAAAACTTATTCTATCCGTAGCACCGCTGATCGATTCTTAGGTTGGCAAGCTCACGCTGCCCTTGCGGCCAGCCAGCAGGCAGCAGAGCCAGTGGCGTGGACATATCCAGCAACGCTATCGAAATTCGAAGAATTGCAGCATACAGGCCAGCAATACGAATCGCTGTTATATGCCAAGGACAGGCCGGGACTAATCCCACTGTACCGCGCAGCACCGCTACAGCAGGGTGAGAAATAACCATTACTTGCAATATAGCTGATGTACAATTTTGCTGTACCGAAACCAGGCCGGCAGCCTGGAATATCCTGAAGGAGTTTTAAATGAAAAAGGCAATTTTTGCGGCAATGGCAGCACTCGTAATGCTGACTGGTTGTGGTGGCGCTCATGCAGCAGATGCTAATCTGGTGAAAAACACCACTGGCACTGCAACCTATGGCGCTCTGGAAGCTTTGGGTGTGGACAAGGATACTTCGTCGGGAAATCGTGTATGGGTGAAATATCCTTATGGTTCTGGCGTGCAATATATCGCTGATGATGCATCATGGACTAAGTACAATGCCATGAAAGCCGCATTGGTAGCTCGTGGGGCAATGCGTGTCGGCGCAACTGATAAATATCTGCTAGTCACTGTGGCCGTTAATACTTCCTGCTCTAATGGTATCTCTACTGTGGCATTCGCTGGCACTACTGGTGCTGAGACTGTCAATGATGGCTGTGCATTTTCGGATGCAGTGAAAGCCAATGCTTTCTAAGCGATCATCGCATAAAGCAGAAAGCCCCTTAATTGGGGCTTTTTTATTACTTGGAGGGCTGAGACTGAGCAAGAAGTCTTGTTTTTTCAGCGCTTCCAGATGTGCTACCAAACCAGAACGCCATTACCGCACCCCACGCAGTACCAAGAGAACCTAGCATGATTAGTAGAGCTTGACTATCATCAACCTTGAGCGCTCCACGCATCATTCCAATTAGGATCGAGAAATATCCTACTGTTACAAGCGATGAAAGCACCGCAGGCATATAAGAGCGTGTAGAAGTCTGCATGCTTCGAGCATCTTTGCGATCTTGCACTTCAAGATCGGCAAATTTGAATCCAAGCTCATTTTCCTGCTGCTTGATGGCCAATTCTGCTTGCTTGAGCGCCAAGATTTGATCGCCGCTAAGTTGGCCTTTAGTTAATGCCTCTTGGACTTTTTCCTGAGTAGTATCAGACCATCCAAATGCCTTGCCTACAGCATCAACCGCAAGGCCAGCAAGCGGCCCACCCAGAGCACTTGCAACAGTAGGAGCAATTGCTCCAATGGTAGCTTTCCAGTCCATTAATATTCTCCTGCTCGGATCATATCGGTAACACGTTTTGCCCTGGCTGGCACTTGGCTAGCCCATTTGCTATTTAAGAATTCATCGGCTGCGGCAGAATATTGCCCATTGCGAAGCAATTGCAATGAATTTTTAAATGCCAAAAGACCTGAAATGCCTAACTGAAAACACATGGAAGCAAGAGCATTTTGCCTTGCATCGCACATGCCGCGCCACCATGTTAGATTAGTGTCTAACTGTTTCTCTACCCGATTGATATCATTGCCCAGTAAGTACATGATCTCATCATCAGATAGGCCAACATCGTCTAGATTTCGGCCTACACCTGCTGTCCATTTACCGACAGTGTCACGATAAGGCTTATTTACCTTCCCTTCCTCTTGGACGAGATGAGCGATCAGTTTTTCACGATTCATGATTAAACCTTGTAATTTATTAGGAGATTAATCCAAATGAATAATTCAGGGTGATCATCAGCAAGCTTTCGAAGCTTTTTGAGAATGAACTTCATGCTTCATCCTCCTGCCGATAGCTACGCCATTCCCTGACAAGTTTAATGACCTGAATTGTCAATACAACAGCGGCTGTGCACATACCTAATGTCACAGAGATAAATCCCATCCATCCGGTGATAATCTCCATCCTTGAGGCCACTCCAGTTGCACCAGCACCAGCAGCAACAAATGTAGCAACTTTCGGATTACTAGCCGCTGTGAAAATGGCTTCTTTTGCGTTGTCGATTTGATCGTTCATTTCGTTTCCGCTTAATGATTAGCCTGAGCCCTGACACTAGGAGCGCCAGGAACCACAGCGTGCTCGTAATAGTCAGCATCGTGGCGGCCCACATAAAGTAATCGTAGATATTGCACATAGCTTAATCCCGCAATCAGATAGTTATAAATATCTGGCGGGGAATAGGCCATATATAGGCGATAACCTACGTAATTAATGACCACTGAAGCAATGCATGAGGCTTGTATGTGGTCGCATAAACGCCCTGAGATAAGATGCTGGGTTATCCAGAGCAGAAATAAATCAACAGCGGCAGCGCTCCCATGATAGATAAACATCATCTGCGGAGTATTAGCGCATCCGAACATTATCCAATCATGTACTTTTGCTGATATGAAAAACACAGCAATCAGTAGGAATCGTTGCCGCCATCCATTCATTTTGTTTTCTTTGGCTTTGGTGGAATCATCGTTTTTTGATCTGGTGGGCGTTGCTGACCACCACCACCAGTAGCCATATTCAGTTTTTTCATTTGATATCCTTTAATTAAATTTCGATTTTAGTAACTTCAGGAACAACAGATTTGATAAATGATTGACCATCCCATTTATCACCAATTGAACACAATTCGCCATCAATTGCATTCGGAAAATCTTCGACATTATCGACAACAATACGATTGATGACAATGCCATTTTCATCAAGCAAAGCAGCAATTTTGTTCATACTGCCCCCCATACATCAACATAGCCATTTGCACCCGCACCAGACTGAGCACCTGTTTGAGTTGATCCGCCACCACCGCACGGGAAAGTGCCAGCTACACCATTGCCAGCAACTACTGCAGCGCCACCAGAACCTACTGTTTTAGACGTTCCGGGAGTTCTTAGAGTGCCACCAGCATTTATACTACCGCCCGCACCGCCGCCATTAATCGAGCCTCCTGAATTAACTGCGGCAGCAATATCACTTTTGCCGCCTGCCCATATGCCCTCACTTGCGGACGCTGATTGATTGGTTTCAAATCCAACTACCGGCGAAGTAGAAGAAACAAGCCTATTTCCTTTACTATCAGCTACTGTTCCACCAAGATTATTTGCTCCGCTTACTACATCATTAGCGCCCCCAATAACAGAAATCCATGACCCAAAAGAGCTTGTCCCGCCTGTATTGCCTGCTGTATTGGCAACAGTTTGAGGAGCGCCACCGGCACCAATGGTTATTGTCTCTGTTGCGCCTAGTTGAGCGTCTGGAATATTAAAAGGAAATGCACCGCCACCACAGCCACCAGGTGAAATTGAGCCTGCTGAACTTTTATAGCCGCTAGCCCCACCACTGCCCACCATACCGCTATGCTCTGAATATCCAGGCGGTTTAGTCCATGTCCCAGAAGTCGTAAATCTTACCCGGTATGGCTTAATAATTACCGTAGTCAGTTTTGTGCCATCACATTGAATATCTCGCACTTCGCCAGGATACATAATGTAACTGGAAAGACCATCAATCAGTTCAGCACCATTAGGATCTAGTGTAATATTGCCAGTGCCATTATTGCGTAAACGAATCCACCAACCTGATTGAAGATTAGCAGCTGCATCAAATGTCTGTGTAAAAGTGCCTGATGTAATATCAACAAACTTACCAATGTCGGCGACGGTCAATAAAGTATTAGAAGTGCGGCTATCTAATTGAAGATCAGCACCTAATACAGCATTTCTATCACGCAAAGTAATAGTCCGTGTCTGCCCACTAGTAATACTAGAAGCAATAAATTGAGCGCGTTTAGTTGAATCCGTATTATCGGCAAAGAGCATAGTGCCGACTTTAATTAGATTAGACCAACTAGCATTTGCACCATCAGTAGTAATGAATTTATTTGCATTACCAGTTTGTGCGGGTAATGCAGCCTGAAAGGCAGTAGCTACTACGAATGCAGTGGATGCTGCGGTTGTTGAGTTATCACCAACAGAGACAGTAGGTACTGTTACGGCAGTTGCAGACGCCATTGAAACAGCACCGCCAGAAAACGATATATTCCCAACAGCAGTTAGATTAGCGAATGTTGCAGTGCCAGTGAATGTTGGGTTATTGAATACCTGCGCATAATTCACAGAATCAGTTGAATTAATACCATTAGCCAATCCTGTGATTTTAAAACCACCAGCAGGAATATTCGCAAGC